GTGAATACACCCCGGCCGGCAGCCCACCAGAATCTGCGTGATGGTCCTAGCGTGCTGGCTCAAAACGCTTCCCCCCGTCGCCACCCGTTGATGACCTTGATGCCGTAGTCGTGCGCCATGTACAGCGGCCACCGCTTGTCGAGGCCCGCCGCCTCGATCTCGCTCCTGACCAGTCCGTAGGCGTCCCCCGAGGCGTCTATGAACCACAGGTCCAGGAGGTCATGGTGCCGGCTGTTGCGGTAGCCCCTCATCCGCATGTCCTCGCTGGACATGGGCACCAGGGTCCGCAGTTTATCGAGCAGGGCGGCGCTTAGGTTCACTGGCCTTCGCCTTCTCCACAAGTTCCTTGTACGCATCTGCCTTCTGGCGGGCGCGATTCTCGGCCTCGATAATCTCCCTCATCGCAGGGCCGCGCACCGGCTCCCACGTCACAGGTCCACCCCCATCGCCTTGCTGATGAACGTCACCAACTTGGAAATCTTGGCCCGCGCCTGTTCCTCTGTAAACTGTCCGCTCCCAGGAACAGAATCGTAGTCTACGAGGTTCGCTGCCCAGCGACTATGATCCGGGTCGTAGGCCGTGAGCATCATGGTAATGTCCTCACCGCCCTTGCTCTGGCTGCGGTACCGATCACCGGTCAATCCGGCAGAGTGGGCGTGCGAAAAGCCCAGGCTGTTTTCTATTTCGCCCCACCAGTTACCCTTCTGAATAGATGGTACGTTCTGATTTACTATCGAGTGAAGCGCCTCGTGTCGCAGCACCTCATCGGAGTGGTTCTCCGATACATAGATGGTCCCGCCGCCGTTGAACCCATCGTTCTTAGCATCGACAATCGCCAGGCCAACGTCCGTCTTGTGTTTGACCATGCCCTTGAGGCCATCCGGCATGTCGTCAATCGTTCGGGCGAGCCGGTTGATTTCTACGTCCGTGGCCGGCCGGGCCGTGAGTGTGCCGCCCGACCAGAACCCTTGGACCTCCTGCTCCTGATAGGGCGTGTGAATCTTGACGGTGTTCCCTAGGCCGCCGCCGGATAGTTCCCACCACTCGTCGTCATATTCGTTTGTACGGCGCCGCAGTTCGCCCCGTAGGCCGGTCGGCTCTTGGGCCGCCGCCGCCGGTTGCGCTGGCTGTTGTTCCCGCGCCTCAGCCGCCGTCGCTACTCCGCCCATATCCTTCAGGCTCTTGACCCCTACCGTGCGGCCCCAGTCGGGGTCTTCCCGCCACGTCACCATCTCGGAGAGCGGCGTGCCGGCCTGGTACATCTCAAAGTGCCCCGGCCCTAGCATCTGCCGTTGCACGTCCTCCCCCTGCCGGGCAAACCATGCCTCGCCCGCCTCGACCTCAAGCCCCGTCTCCGGCACACCCCGAACGCCCAGGTCCGCCCAGGAGACCGTCTCGGGCACCGCCGCACACAGGCCGTTCGGGTGGTCGTCTAGCGTCTCCTCCAGCGTGTGCCGCGTGCCGTGCATCGCCACACATGCCGGGCAGGTCCGCCCCGGTATCAGTGCCGAATGCCAGACCCAGCCCTTGACCACGTGCGGATTGCGCCGGTAGGAATCCATCGTCGCCATGCGGTGCGCCCGCACGTGCTCCGTCCGCGATATTCGCAGCGCGTCGGTGAGCGGCACCCCCCAGGCCCGGGCCATCGCCGCCGCCGTCACTCGCGGCCCCTTGCCCAGCGCCACGCCCTCGACGAGCGCCCGCCCGATCCCCTTGGCCGCCCGCTCGCCATAGCCGGCCAGCACCCGCCGCTGTAGCGGGGAGGATTCCGCCAGCGCCGCTACCAGCGCGTCTACCGCGTCGGTGGGCATTACGGCGAACGTGCCCATCACGCTCTGGCGCATCGCCTCAGGCAGTTGCGCCTCTACCAGCGCACGCGCATCCGCGATACCCTGCCGCGCAAAGGCCGCCTGTCCCGCCGACACCTCACCCTCGACCACCGCGCCGTAACGGTCGATCTGCCGGGTGGTCGTGGCGATAAAGGCCCGGTAGCGATTCATGCGGCGAATCTGGTTCGGCGTCAGATCCTTGCCGTCGGCCACCTGCTGCTCCAGGTAGCGCCGGAACGCCTCCGCCTCGGGCACCAAGCGGGCCAGCACCACGCGATAGGCGTCGGTAAGGCGGGCCGCATAATCCGCCTCTAGCGCGCCCAGCCGCGAGTGCAGCGCCGCAAGGATGTCGCCGGGGAGGGGCATTAGCGCCCGCCCTCCTCACGCTGCCGGTTCGTGAAAAAGTCCTGCACCAGCATCGCCCCGACGTTGCCCTCCCGCGTGTTGCGTTCCGCCTGTTCCGCCGCGATGCGCTGCTTCTCCACCTCGTTGTCCAGGCCGCGGCGGGCGCGCACCGTCTCTACCGACGTGACCTCGTTGCCCAGCTCAAACTCGTCCCGCGCCTTTTGCTCCTCCCAATCCTCGGGCAGCGGCGAGGGCCAGTGCAGCGTGGTATAGTTCTCCTCGCCCATGCCGTTCAGGGCCAGCATCCGCCGGTTCACTTCCACCAGCATATCGCCGTAGGTCGAGCGCTTGACCTCGGTTTTCTCCAAAAGGTCGCCGTAGAGCACCTTCAGGGCGAACCCCGACAGCGCCCCCACCGACACTTGCGCCGGGTCCAGGTTGGGCACACGCTCGGTACGCATCCACATGTTGATGAGCCGGTCCAGGAACCCCAGCGCCGCCGCGAGGTCCGACTGCATCTCCAGGTTGAACAGGTCCGACTCCTTGCCCGGCAGGATGATGGTCTGGTCCTCGGACACCTTCACGTCCTCGCCCATGAACCCCTTGCCGACTGTCTTGGGGTGGGCGTGGTAGCGCAGGATGCGCTGCACCTTGGACGCGACATAGTTGATGGCGTCCTGCTCCGAAAGGTCTTCCAGGTCGCCGATGCCCCAGTACGAGCCGGGGTTCACCATGTTCTGACAGTCCACGATGGGCGCGAACGGGTACTTCCAGGCCACCGGCGGGTTGTCGGGGTCTTCCATCCAGCGTCCGCCGCCACGCGCGATGAGGTTCGTGATGCGCCACGTGTCGTTCTCCTGGCGCTCGATGTCTTGCCGCCTCTCTAGCGCCTTCTGGTCGCGGTCAAACTCCGTCCACTGAATGCGGTAGCGCCAGACCGACTCGATGTCCTCCGCCTCCCAGAACACGCGCACGTACTCGGGCTCTATCGAAATGAGGCGCGGATAGGGCCGCCCGTCCTCCGGCACGATCTTGAGGAACACGTGGCCCGTCACCCCGCCCGAGATAGCGAGACGGTTTAGCAGCGTGTTCTTGCGGTTGCGCCGCCACGCATCGTCTAGCCACTCCTCCTCCGGCGTGCGCTCGCCCTCAGCCAGCTCAAACTCCACGCCCTTGCCGAACAGGAACGACGCGCCCTTGTTTACCAGGAAGCGGGCCAGGTTGATGACCACATTGTCGTCGGGTTGACCGGTGACGACCTTGAGCGCCTTGTCGTGCTGGCCGTTGTAGTATTTCCAGGCACGCGCAATCTGGTCGAGCCTCGCGTCCTCTTCCGCCTGCTTGCGGTATTCGAATGTCGCCGCGCTCAGGTATTGGTCCGTGTTATACAGAGACGACATTCCCACCGTCCTCTATCCGTAGATGCTCGGCATGTAGGTCACACGGCTGGGTCGGGCCACCGCCCACCATGCCAGCGCACGCGCCATCACCGTATCGTCATGCACGCCCTCGGGCGCTGAATACACCGGCCGCCCCGCCTGGCCCGAATACTTGACCTCGTAGGCTTCCAGCTCGCCCGTCCAGATCGGGTCCGCCTGCCACTGGCCCTCTACCCGCTCAAAGCACAGCCGCAGCGATTCGATCAGCGGCGGCTTGCTCGTTGACGTCGTGTCAAACGGCTCAATCGCCACACCGCGCAGGGCCGGATCGCGGCGCAACTCTTCGATAATCGGCTCGCCCATCGCGTTCGCCTCGGGCACGATCTGGTCCACGCCCCACCGCTCGCAGAGCGTCACCAGGTCCTGCCGCTGCACGTGATAGTCCAGCATGTTCCGCCGATGGCGCGCCAACTCCGCCCGACAATCCGCGCACACCACGCTAAAGGCCGTATAGTCGCCCTTCTTGCCCCAGTCCGCCCCGAGCACCACGTGATGGCCCTTGTGCGCCTTGGGCTCCACGTCGAGCGGCGCGTGCAGGCAGGCCCCGATGTTGCGGAACACCGCGCCCTCGTTGTCGAGGAACTCGGCCAGGATCTCCTGGCGGTAGGCGTCCTCGGTCATGTCGGCGGTGATCTCGGCCAACGCCTCGCGTGACAGGTACGGGTTGTCGTGTGACGTGAACTGGAACGCCGCCCAGCGCCCGGTATCGTCGCCCAGCGCCCGAACGTACAGCGAATGAAAGTGGTTCTTGCGCATCGGCGTAGAGATGAACACCGCGTCGCCGTCGTTGTCCAGGAGCATCGGCGCGCCCACTTCATCCCACGCCGACGGTTCCATCATGGCGTACTCGTCCAGAATGAGCAGGTCCGCATAGTCACCGCGCAGGGTGTCTGCGTTGAAGGCCGTCTTGGTCCTGATGCGCCCCCCGCCCGCCGACTCGGGCAGGCGTAGCAGGCGCTCCGTTTCGTTCTTGTAGACCACCCCCGCCGCGATGGGCTCCGCCAGAATCTGCTTGCACGTATCCCAGAAGGCCGTCGTCTGGTCGGCCACCGGCGCCGCCTCCAGCACCCGATGGCCGGCGAGCAGCCCCTTCACCGCAATGTCCGCGCAGCCGGTCGTCTTGCCGCCCCGCCGCCCGGCCACGATGACCTTGCGCTTGGCCGGCGAGCGCATAAAGGCCACCTGCTTGGCGTGCGGCTTGTGCAGCCTAACCGTCAGTTCGGGCATCGTCACCGTCGCCGTAGACCACGCGCAGCACCGTCACGCCGTCCTGTTGGACCTCCTGCCGCTCCACATAGCCACGGTTCTTCCCCAGCGTCTTGAGTACCAGCGCCACCGCCCACGGCTCGCCGTTGTGTACCGCCCGGCGCAGGGCCAGTTCGCCGAGATCCACCAGTTCGCCGCGGCACTCGTCGATGACCTGTTGCACCCTGGCGACGTCCCGCGCCCGCGTGTAAATGGTCGTCACGCTGCACGGCACGCGCTTGGCCGCCAGCGAGACGAGGCCGTTCGTCTCCTTCAGGCAGTCGATGATGCGCTGGGTTTTGACGCGCTCCTTGGAGCCTGACATGTCACACCTCAAAGCGGACGGGTCGGATTTGCACCGCCCTTTCCCTGCGGGTAGCAGGGCGCGTCACTGGGTCGCCTCGTCCGCAGAATCGCGTTTCGGGTACGGCTGGCGTAACGGCTCGATCTGCGCGCGCATCGCCTTGTCCAGCGGGTACAGGTAGCGATGCTTGCCCTTCTGTGGGATTTTGACGCAGTCCGCGGAGCGCGGGACGCGGCGGCGCTCGCCGTACTGCGTGTTCACGCCGGACGCACTCACTTGCCGTTCGTGCCACAGGCGCCCCTGGGGATCGCGGTACTTGCACGATGCGGCCGTGGTGCCCGCATACACCCAGTTCCCGGCCTGGTAGATGCCGCCATGATGGTGCTCGTTGGGGTCCGCGAACGACACGATCAGCCTGATGCCCGGCGATTGCGCCCGCAGCATCCTGATCGCCAGGGCCACGATGCGCGTCACCGGCCAGTCGTGATGATCGAGGGCCACCCGCGTCAGTTCGCACACTTCCGTCACATCCAGGCTGTACGGTCGCCCCAGGTTGTTGCTCGCCCCGCGCGAGAACAGCACGCATCCGATGAAGCGTTCCCCTTCCCACACCCCGAGACGCACCACGGGCGGGGTCGGCAGCGACCGGCTGTAGTGCCAGTGCTCGACGGCGTACTTGGCCGCCTCGTGGCTGCACCAGTCCACCTTGAGCGCCGGCCTATCTGGGCACGAACTCATGGCCGCACTCCGGACACGTCACCTTGGCCTTTTCATCTAGCCGCCCCTGTTCCTCCACACCCACCGGCTGGAAGTCCGGCGGCACAATGCCAGTGTCCTGCGCCAACTGGTCGAGCATCGCCTGCACGCCCGCCTCGCCCGACTGCACCTCGCGCAACAAGGCGTCCAGTTGCTCCTTGTCATAGACGGCGAGCGCCGTTATCGGATCGAGCGTTGCCAATATCTCGGCTTCCTGGGCGTCGGTCAGGTCCACATACGTCACCGGCACTAGCGGTTGATCGTGTCGCATTGCCAGCG